CACCACCCACCACCCCAACACCACCACCACCATCACCACCACCACCGGCCGGAGACAAGTCAGGGGCCAGGTCCCGCACCTGGCCCTGGCGGCAGCCTACCATGCGACAGCCGACCCGTCAATTTATCCCATTAGGGGAGCAAGTTTTGGCATCCCACGCAAATGGAACGTGGACCCGGCGTTAGTTCGGCAAGGTGGGCCGCTTTTGAAAGATTTTCATCCCGTTGTCCCTGACAACGGTTACCATAATTTCATGGCTGCTTTTAGGAAGCGTTGCAATTATCTTAGCCACGAACGGGCTAGCCCCAGGGTAATTGCAGGCTCCTTGTCATTCCTTAATGTTTTATGCCCCGATGGTTTGCCTGTGTTCGTTTGGAACCAGGATTTGTTTGATAGGTGGAATTCCAAGTTTGGATCTGAAAAGCAAGCCCGTATGGTTGCTGCTTTGGATTCATTTTGCACGTCTAGAGTTAAAGATTACACTCGTAAGGAGGTATTTGTCAAGACGGAAGCTCTACTCGTGCAGCACAAGCCCAATTGGGCACCACGTGTCATTTTCAAAGGTACTGATCTTTACAATGCCATATCTGGGCCTATCTTCTGTGAGCTCATGCGCAGGCTTGACCTACAGTGTGGTCTCATGGAAGGTCCTTATAAGTTTAAGTTGGCTTATAAGAAAACCCCTGTCCAGTATGTGCCGTTTGTTGATAAGCAACCTGGCGAATTCATCGAAAGTGACTTTTCCAAGAATGATTTGCTGCAGTGTGTCGACGTGCAGGCTTTGGAGTTGCAATGCATGCGCCGCTTGGGGTGTCCCGAGTGGTTTCTGCGATTGCACGCAAAGTCTGACAAGTTTGTCGTGGAGAACCGCAAGCACGGTGTATCCGCGACGTTAGAGCACGAGTTGCCCACTGGTGCTACTGACACTACTTTTCGCAATTGTTATTGGAATATGTGCATTTGTTACACGTTCCTTACTACCACCAAGGCCACCGCTTCTTTAGGTTTGGTCCTTGGTGATGATATGTTGGCACGAGTTGTTGGTCTCAAGCGTTATGCTTGCAAGACGTATGAGAGTTTGGCTAAAGAAGCGCGCATGGAGGCAGTGGTGTCTAGACACTCGCACCTGGTTTCATGCACGTTTCTTAGTAAATGTTTTGTTCCTTCTTATTCTGGGTTCCACTTCACTGTGCCTTTAATGGGAAAGAATTTAGCCAAGTTCAACATGCGTGCTAATTTAAACCAACAACTCAGCGACCATGCCTATTTCGCTGGCAAGGCCGTTGGCTATGCATATGAATTTCGTTTCATTCCTCAGTTGCGCGACATTTTCCTTGACCGCTTCATACACGAATGGTCATTCGTGGAGAAAGAAGGAAAATTAGCGTTTCGTGATGCTGATGCCTCTGTGAGTTGGAATGCCCGTGAAGCTGGCATAACTCTGCGTGGTATTCGGGACAAGATCGTTGAGTCTCGGGTTGCCACGTATGATGAGTTTCACGGGTTTTGCTACCACAGGTATGGATTAACTGGCCATGATGTTATTGATCTTTTTGAAAGCGTGGTGCTTGACACTAGCGCTGTTGATGTGCAGTGTCATGCTGTCACCATGTTGGCCGCTGATTTCGTTTGAGCCTTTTCAAGCCTGATCACCTTGATTTCGCCCAACCGTGTCCAGCGACCGTAAAGGCTAATAGCGTTATGGCTAAC